CAAAATGAGCAGATACTTATAAAAAGAGAAAATCAGTATAAAATACTAACAAGCTCAAGATTAAGAGAAGGTGACAAGATTGTTTCCTATAAAGACAATTCCTTAGATGTTATCGATATTACCAAAATTGAAATTGTTAAAAAAGAATCAAAGGTTTATCTGATATACAGAGAGCCTTGGGGCTTATTAATTGCAGAATCCATGTTAGCCTACAATGGATGTAAAACCCTAGACAATACTGTTGACTAGCTTTTTTTAATATGATATCATTTATTTATGATATACAATAAGCAACAGTTGTACCCTGGAATATGGAAATATCCAAATTCTTTCCCAAGCGATTTAAACCTGATCCAAAGGATTGAGGATAAAGTTTCTGCAGGAGTATTGCAATGGCAAACAGCAACTGTCTGCTTAGAAGATAAAGACTTAGAGTATAGAGATTGTCAAGACTTAAAGCTTTATGATTCTTTAGAATATATAGATATATATAAAGATGTTTATAACTGTCAAAAAGAAGCTGTGTTAGATTTCTGTAGCATGTACAGCATTAGAATGGACTTTTGGGAATGGACAAATGTTGTAAAATACGGAAAAGGTCAGTACTTTAAAGAGCATTCGGATGATGGTTGGTCATATAAATCAGCTGTTTCTTTAGTGGGTTATCCTAATGATAACTATACTGGAGGAGGATTATATTTCCCTAAGTTTGATTTACACATAGAGCCAAAGGCGGGAGACTTAATTATATTTCCGTCTTCATTTATATATTCACACATAGCCCTTCCCGTAGAATCTGGAATTAAGTACTCTTTTGTAACTATGTTAGACTATAATGATGACGCTCATTCAAAAGAATATGACGACTATATTGACAGAAAACATAAAAAGGAGATAAAGTAATGTTACCAAATGCAGAAACAATATATCCAGGAATTATTGTATACAGGGATGTGTTTAAGAAATCATATAATTTTGATGGTAGGCTAGAATCTGTTCTTTCTAAAACAGAAGGCAAGAAGCATTGGAATTTGGCACAAACAGGATATGATACTTTAAATAAAGATTATAGAGATGCATGGGATTTTAAAATTAAAGAAAATGAAGGCGGAAGTCTTATGCTAGGAAACGGAATACATGTTCAGCCAGAAGATTTTACAGCAGATGAATTTGAATTACGCAGCATTTGGAGGGAAGCAAAAGAAGTTCAGCTTTCGGCAGTTTATGATTACATGAATATGTTTCAGATTCCACCATTAAATTACTGGGAAGCATTTAATTTTATTAAGTATGCAAAGAATCAACATTTTAATGTTCACTCTGATCATGGGTATTCGTATGTATGCGTTCTTTCATCAGTAGGATATATCAATGATGACTATGAAGGCGGAGAGTTATTTTTTGATAAACTAGGTGTTAAGGTAAAGCCAAAAGCAGGAGACCTCTATCTTTTCCCTTCTTCCTTTATATATTCTCACGCAGCAATGCCAGTTACTTCAGGAACTAAATATGCAGTTGTAACTATGTTAGATTATCAAGAAGCTCCACATACACCACTATACAGAGAAATTGAAGCTAGTTACGACTATAATCATTTTAAAGAAGGAAAAACATTTAAAACAGCAGAACAAATAACGGAAGAGTTGGCAATTGATTAAATTAGATGCGTATAAAATATCAGAAACTCATGCAAACATAACACCACTTTCTGGAAAAAGAGACTGGATGGATCAGACTATGCATAAGCATGCATATAGATGTTTTCCATTAACATTAAGTAATCAGATTGGATGGGGTCTTTCTTTTCCAGAAGACATAACCTTTATGTGGGATGGAATTATCAGCACTTCACCATATAACATTCAAGTTATTCAGGGAGAGAAGTATTGTGAAACTGGCAGAGGACATGCAACTATTAATTTTAAAACCAACTTGCGCTTTGTAACAGATAAAAACTATAGCCTTTTATCTTTTCCTGTTCCAAATAGCTTTACTGATGGGGCACAAGCAATTACTAGTATACTTAGTAGTTCATTTTTTGAAGGCCCCTTGCCAGTTGCTTGGAAAGTAACTAGAGCTTTTACTCCAATTACAATCAAAGCAAATGAACCATTTATTGCCATTATGCCAGTTTCTTTATCCGAATTAAATAATTCTGTTATAAATATAGATTCTGATAGAAATGCACCAACTATTGAAAGAAAAATACCATTAACCATGGAGGGCGCTATGGAAGCTGTAAGAAAAGCTAACGAGGCAGGAACATGGACAGATCATTATAGAGATGCAGTTGATTATATGGGCAATGTTTTAGGAGAGCATGAAGTTAAGTCAATTAAATTAGGAGTGAAAGATTTAACATAATGAAAATTATTTTTAACTCTAATAGAGATTACAATAGTAATGAAAATGCTCCATCACCCGCAAAAAAAAATACACCTAAATGGTTTTTAGATGCTAGCAAATATTGGACTGATGAAAATAATAAGCCTATGACATTCCCGCCAGATTATAAAAAGGGTCCTGGATTTAAATCATGTCCAGCATTACACGATGTTTTTTCATCTGGATATATGTTCACTACACCATGCGATATAGCAGTTTCTAAAATCGGTGATGTTGTATATATACAGCCAGAAAAAGATTTTAAAGGGTTTTGCGACGGAAGACCTCATATGGGAGAATTTCATTATCCAGATGGGTATTATAAGCAGTCATATCACTGGTATCCAAATTGGGGCTTTACTTTGCCAGAAGGTTATAGCGCATTAGTAATTCACCCTATAAATCATTTTGAACTGCCTTTTTTAACTACAAGCGGTATAATTGATAGTGATAGGTATGGGCCTCCAGGACTTATTCCATTTTTTATAAAGAATACTTTTCAGGGTATTATTAAAAAAGGAACCCCCTACGCTCAGATATTTCCATACAAAAGAGAAGAGTGGACTTCTGAGGTAAACCTTTTTACAGAAGAAGAGATGGTAGCAAGACATGAAGCACATACAAAAATATACAGACACGATGAGTTTGGAAATGAAAAATTTGGAGTTTATAAACAAAAGACTTGGGTTCCCAAGAAATATGAATAAGATGATAGGTGAAAATAATGCATGTTAATGAGTCTGATTTAAGAACACATAGGGTTTCTATTACCCCATCAGGGTATTTTGGCTCCAGCAAAGACAATATTGTTGAAGTAGAAGACCTTCTCACAGAAGAAGAGTGTGAGTATTTATTGAATTATATAAAAAACAATGAAATCTGGGATGGCGGTCAAGACGTGCATAATGAAAATGGAACAATAATATATCAACACGACGTCTGGGCAAATCGTGTTGCAACTAGAGCATCCCTAGATAAGGGAGATCCTCAAGTAGGAATTATGTTAGAAAAAATTATTGAAAGACTAAGACTTGTTATAGAAGACTTCTTTAATGTAGAAGCATATCCAACAGGACCATGTTTAGTTAGATGGCCAGTAGGATCTATGCAGTGGCCACATGCCGATAAAGAATTGCATGAAGGGCCAGATGCTGGCCAGCCTGGCAATTTCCCTTGGTATGACATTGGTACTGTAATATACTTAAATGAAGATTATGAGGGTGGAAGATTGCATTTTCCAAAACAAGAAATTGCTTTTAAGCCAAAAAGAAAAGCAGCTTACTTTTTCCCTGGAGATTTAAACTATATCCACGGGGTTGACGTTATTACAGAAGGCACTAGGTATACGTCTCCATGGTTTTGGACAATTACAAAATTAGAAAAGGAAAAGAGATGAGTGAAATAGTATCGCATACCCTGTTTCCAAAAATTGAAGTATATAAGGGGTTATTACCAGATCACAAAAAGATTTTTGAAATTATAAAATCAACAGAAAATTTAACACCTGAAGATGTACAGTCTGGAAAACACTATTTTAATGAATGGAATAAATGGAGTGCATTTGGAACATACTCTAGCACTCTACATAAAGACGCTGTAACAGATCTTCATGGAACAAGCGAAACCTTTGATCAAGAATTTTGGGCTGCAGAAACTGTATGGGATGCATACAATAAAGCCCTAGATCACTATATTGAAAAATATGATGTTGAGCTCCCAGAAGACTGCAAGCTTGGATCTTCGTCATTTTGTAAGTATCATACAAATGTTGATACGTTAAAAAATAATTTAACTATGCAGTTTCATACTGATTTTAAACAAACAGAAAAAGACATGCCTGGAGATCAGTTTTTTATTACATGTACTGTTTACATTAATGATGACTACGAAGGTGGAGAAATTGAGTTTTATGTAGACGGAGAATTTATACCAGCATACAAACCAGAGGCAGGAGATATAATGGTATTTCCTTCTGGAGAACCATATTATCATGGAGTAAGAACTGCTACAAAAGGAAATAAGTACTTAATAAGAAATTTTATGTTTTATCCACACAAGGGTTCTCAAGAGTGGTTAGATAATCAGCAAAAATATGGTGCAGCTAAATGGGCAGAAATGGAAAGAATAAGAATGGCTGCAGACATATACGGAGGAAACATAGTTTTTAAAGATGGCGTAAGAGTTATGCCGTCCCAAGAAGAAATCGACTTTGCTGTAAAAGCAGCACAAGAACAAGAAATGAGTCAAAATGGAAATTGTACAGCTAAAGGATGATGTATTTGTCATAGACAATGTAATTCCAAAAGAAGAATGCGATGCAATTATAAGATATTTAGATGCAATATCTAGCGCTGGTCATTTAGACTGGAATCAAATTTCGTTCTACGGATCTTTTGCCATGGGTTATTGGCCATGGGATGATAACCTTCTTGTTTTTGGACTGCCTAGAGATTATTTTTCTCAACTAAAAGAAAAAATTAAAAAAGTAGGAGAAGAGTGTTTTGGAAGAGAATTATCAGAGGTAAGTTATCATGCACAAAAGTGGGTTGTAGGAGCATTTGCAAGTTTTCATTCAGATAACACTCATGAAGACGGAACGCCTTCAGCATTTTATAAAAGTAAGTACGCAGGGTTCATGTATCTAAATGATAATTTTGACGGCGGACATTTAAACTTTAAACATCACGATATAGTGATTAGACCTAAGCCAGGAAGACTAGCATTTTTTAAAGGTGGCTTTGGCAACGAGCATGAGGTAACAACTGTTAAAGAGGCAGAGAGATATACCGTAGGGTCTTTTTGGGACAACGCCGATGCTGTTTACACTCCAGAACAAGTTGCTGAATGGGAGAGAGAATTAAAGCAGACTAGAGCGGAACAAGAAGAAACATACAAAGAATGGGCAGCTGCTAGAGAGCAAGGAATGGAACCTACATATAAAGGTAAATATGATTAAAGAGGTTCTGCATCCAAAGATACATTATTACAAAAATGTTATTGAGGATCCATATGTTTTTATAAAAGAGTTAGAAGAATATTATTTAATTGATTCTTATCTTCAACAAATTGAT